ATTAATCGTATCCACGGCAGTTGCTACAGTACTTCCTTCTTCTTGTACAGTGATCGGAGCTGAGAAGGTATTGATGAAGTTAGATGTATCAATGTTTACAGTGGCCTCACCAGACCCTGCATCTGTTACTGTAACACCATTACCTGTGTAGTTTGTAGCTGTAGATGTAGCTATTACCTGTGTTCCATCTTTCTCTACACGTATACCTTCGATAGCTGATGTGTTCAGCACAGGATTAGCTGGATCAGAGTTGTCCACTGTAAGGTTTGTAGCACCTACTGTTACACTCTCTACAAAAGTATTGTCATTAGTTAGCTGAGAAGCTAGAGTGGGGATAGATGGGACAGTAAGGGTCACATTACCAGCTGAACCAGTAGCTGTGATACCACCACCTACACAGTTAAGCTGTGCAAGGTCTGTAGTAACTGCTACTCCTTGATCTTGCACTGTGATTGGGTCAGCAAATGTCCCAGCAAGAGATGCACTATCGATTGTCACAAGTGCTGTAGCACCACCTGCATCGGTGGCAGTTACCAAATCACCTGCAAAGTCAACACGCACAGTGTCAGTGGAGACATCACTGCCTTCATCTGCTACAGAGATAGAACTGATTGCTGTAGATGAGATAATAGGGTTTTGTGGGTCAGTATTATCTACTGTGACTGGACCAGTCCCTGCTGTAACTCCCTCTACGAAAGTTAAGTCGTTTGTAAACTCTGATAATGCTGTAGGTTTATTCTGGATGAATGAGCCTTCACCAGCATCTGTTTCATCCCAATTACTTTGAACTGTCACGGGTGTACCTCCACCTCCGCCGCTTGATGCTGTACCTACCTGAACATTCACAAGTGTTGAACGAGAAGATAGAGATTTAAGCCATACTGTATTCTCACCAGCATCGACTGTAATAGTTGATAGTGGGTTTGGTGAGCCATATACTTGAGGACCATTAACATCATCTGCAGCAGGCTTTACTGAGTTGATTGCTAAGAGTATTCCTTCATCACCTTTATTTTGAATGATAAGAGCTGTACCAGTCGCCAGGGTGGTTTTATCTTCTACACTCACCCAATCATCTGGTGGAACAATAAAGTCTGGTAATGTATCAGCCATTTATTAGCTTCCTCCTTACAAATACGAAAAAAAAAAAAAAGGGGAAACCACTTAATAGTAGTTTCCCCTGAGGAATCATTTACACCCTGCTATTAACCAAGCTGTTAAATGATTTATACACATTGCTGTGTATGTTTTATTTTTATTCTTATTAAGACATGGTGAGCTTAACAACCAACTCTGGGCGAGTGTTTACTGCCAGTAGAGCTGTTTCACTTTCAAACTCAATAGTACGATGATCACGTACTTCAACCATGTACATCTCCTGAGCCATCTCGTTAGCACCATCAATCAGATCACTCGGACCATAGTTGATTTCAAACATATTCTCAATGCCCATAGGGAAGGCATATGCTTCACCAGCAGGGATCAGCTGATCAGTACCAAAGGTTGCAGCAAATTCCTGGAACTTAATATTCTGGAATACAAAGTCACGTTCAACACCATTACCACCAGGACGATCACGGTTAGGGTTAATCATGCTGCCTGTATTACTCTGATACTCTACATAAGCACCCTTAACAGTTGCGTGGTTAACAAACGCTGTGAACCAAGTAGGACTACACAGAACAACAACTTCATAGTTCTGAGCATTGTTCCGACTCTGATCACGAATCTGGGTACGAATAGTTTCTACACGGGTAGGGACATCCGTCATCGCATTGGAGAATGCAAAATCTGTAGTAACCTGAGTCTCATCAAATGCTGTGTAGTAGTTGCTCACTGGGATTGTATTGTTTGGTGCAAAGGATGTACCGATGATGGCCTGCATCATTGCTTTCTCCCGCAGAGCTGCATGATCACGCTGCAGGCGCTCCATGATCCTCATACGAGCCATATTAACGGTCATTGCAGAGTTAGGTGTACCATACGCTCGCAGATCCTGAATATCACGGGCTGACAAGCGGCTATCCAAGGTGAAGAATGGGATGATAAACGGTACTTCACGAACATTTTCATAACCCAGTTTATTACGTGTACCGCCTGGACGAGTGTCGCCGAAATAGCGAGTGGTATCATTAACAACATCAATAGTGATATTGCGTGTATCATTCATCTTCTGCTCAAAGATGTTCATATCGTTCAGTCGTGTCCAGCTACGTTCGACTTTATTGATAGTGGTTGTGAAGTTCTGTAGTTCGAAACTACCCTTACGAATTGTCATATATTAATATACTCCTGATGAATTTTATAAGGAGACTTTGTAGTCTCCTGTAATAGAACAGTTATTTAGTGAGAAGAAGGAGGCTTAGTTGATTCCAGCGACAGCTTTAATGTTATGGGTACGCAAGGCAGCTTTAGCAGAGTTTTCCAACGCAGTGGTGTTTACGTCAGCTGCATACAGAAGGTTATTCTCGTTAACAACAACTAAACCAACAGCAACATTCAGAGTTTGGTTTCCAGCAGTAGGTGGAGTAGTTTCATCGAAGAATCGGAAGTTATCATCAACCAGTACACCAGCTGCATTATCTACGTTAGCTGCATTAACAGTTGTCCATATACCAGCGTTATTATACAAAACTGTACCGATACGGGTGTCTGCTGTTACCGCAACAGTTACTGCATCCACTTCTAATTCAAGAGTATCAGTAACCTGTTTCTGGATGATGGAACTCTCGCGGCGAGAGAAAGTATTAGCCATGTTTATTTAGTCCTATATTTGTTTTATAAAAGGGTTAGAATTAAGCTGTTAAGTGTTTTACTTAACTCCTTAGACCTTTGCGTATTTAGCTTCGATCATTGCATCCAGATCAGCGTGAGCAGACTTTTCCAGCTGGTGTCCACTGAAACCTACCTCTGTTTCTACAGCAGCTTTCAGCGCCTCCTGGGCTTTCTCCAAAGCACTAATCAGGGTGACGGAAGCTTCTGGGTTAGTAGACTTAATAGCCATAACAGCTTTAACTACTTCTGGCTTAGTTTCATCATCCAAGTAGCTGAATGTATCGGTCATTGCTGTGTAGGCTTTCTCCAGTCGCTCAGTCTTCTCTTTTTCCAGATCAGCAATACGAGTGGTAGCCTTTTCCAGATCAGCCTGTGCAGCTTTCTCAATCTTATCTGTAGCTGCTTTAACGAGATCCTGAATATGAGTAGCTACTGCATCACTCTTCAGTAACTCTTCAATATTAATGTCAGATGCTTTAGTAACCTCTACCTCGGATTCAGTGGTAGTATTTGTTTTAGCTTTTGTAGGCATTGTATTTCCTTTAATTGAAGCTTCCTTTTTAATAGGAGCTGTTTTAGGTTGGGAAGCTTCTTTAATAAGGGCTTCTTCATTGCTTGCTTCAGAAGAAGCGTTGCTCTTTTCTACGTAGTCATTGAACAGGGAGAGGTTATCTCCTACAGACAACGCTTTAGTAAGTTCTGTAAGGGCCTGTACAGACGCTTCACGTACATCCTGAGACATCTTATCCAAAGGCATGAACATATCATCACCTTCAGCTTCAAAGGTTTTCTCAAGGATCTCAATCTTATCCATACGTGCTTTCAATGAGTAGGAACAAGGCATCACCTCACCACTAGCTTCTATCTCATCTAGGTATTCCTCCTCAGTCTTCATTCCCATTAACTTGGTAAGAAGTTCTGCATCGTCATACCACATGTTCATAAACTTACGTAAGAACTCTTCCATGCTCAAGGTTACAGTCACTTGCTCAAGAGCTTTAATAAGCTCCTGATCAGTTGTGTCCGCTTTAAGCATAAGAGGTTCAGGGCAACCATTAGCTGGCTGCTGAAGGGCATGTACAACAGCTAGGTGTGCTCCCTTCTCAGCAAAGGTGATGTCTGTGATTTCCTCATGTTGAGATAAATCCACACCACCAGTTTTAATAGTTTTAGGCATACGCCTCCTTTAGGTTTTAATTGTTAAGGTTACGTTTATGTTGTAGCTGTTTCAGTTACACAACCTCGCCCTCCGAAAGAAACACCTGCATATACTCCACTCTTTCGAAGCTCCCAATCCTGATCATTATTCCATTGCAGCTTACACAGCCATGTACCTTCAGGAACTACTGTTTCACCTACAACACATTCAACTTCGTTAATCCAACTCTTCTCAATAGTGAATGCTGAGGACTGAATAACTTCTCCGTCATCATCTTTACCATGGTATAAGTTGGGAACTACATGACCTTTTTCAAGGTTTTCATTGAATGATGCACAAGCTTTTCTAAGTGTAGTTGCTGAAGCATATTGCCCATGTGCATCTGGAGTATCTGGTAAGTAGATTATTTCAAGAGATTGCTTTAGTTCTTCGTCTACAGCTTTTACTAGAATTTGTGTTGTCATTGTTTATTCGCTGCCTCCATTCTCATTATTACTAACTGAAGAGTCTCCTCCTCCAACAGATGTGCTAGTACCTTCACCAGGACTTGTCATCCCTTCTCCAGCACCACTCTCATTGTTTGGAAGCATCTGTCTAAGTTCTTCTATCGAAGTGTCGTCTGGTACACGATATTTAAACCCAAGCATCTCAAGGCTCTCATTAGTAAGCTCTACAGTCTGTGGAAGTGAATTAACCGACATAGCACGTTGCAACACCTTACTAACTGTGTCAGCATTCTCTTCAGATACAGGAGAGGCTACCATACGAGGCATCTTCTCTTGAGGAAGACGAATACCATTCAAAGCTAACAGTTGAGGAAAGAGTTGATTCTCAAATACCTCTGTAATAAACTTCAAGTCGTACTTAACAAATGCTTCGTGGACAGAAGTTTTACCATCCATCAATGCAAAGCTGCCTGAACCATCATTACCAAGGGCTATAAAGCCAGCTCCGAAGTTATCTAGGATAGCTTGCTTACGATTGCGTATGGCTTCTGCTAAGTCAAACTGTTTACCACCACCCTCAACACCCATAAGTTTAAGGTCAAATAAGGTGTTTTTAGTAGACTCATCTACATCAGAAGGGAGGATTACATAACTCTGTTCTCCTGCGTGCATATTAGCTACATCACGCATAAGCTTTTCTACTGTAGCAGCTTCTGGAGAAGTTGGATCGTTAGCAGCTTTATTAAGAGTTTCAATAGGGAGACGTATTAAGGGGATACCCATTATGTTCAGACAGAGACGCTACTCTCTATCCCGCACCATTATGTGCAGCTACATATTTCTATGCAGATCAGACTATATCATAACCTTCTCAGTCCTATTAACAATATTATTAACAATCTTGAGGAAGGTTCACACTGTTTCCACCATCAATCGCTTATGGTGTACTCCCTTTCGGGATAGTCGTTGAACATTAAATATTAGGAGCTTCCTAATAAGTCTTTGCTGCTGATTGTCTTCGTCATTACACGTTAAGAGTTTCCAGCAATTAAATGTGTTGTTCGATACATATTTCTATATAAAGGGGCAGAAGATAAAACTTAAAAAGTTTTATAATATGTTTACCCAAGTCCTTACTAATCCCTATTACCTGATACTCTTCAATAATCTTCTTTTCTTTCCAAGCTATATAAACACTCTTAAGAGGTGAATTACCCAACACATTATTATAATAACCTTCGTAGCTAAACATCATCAGACGGTTAGCAGGTATATCAATAACATTGGTGTAATCACTATTAGAGGGAATAGCTAAGTAATTAGGAAGATTCCTACGGCTCTGATTAAGCCCTAGGAAGGTTCTTCCATCTTGACTGTATGATACAGGAGTTGAATCATCTAAAC